AATGCCAGTCGACCCGGTAAACCCCGTTGTACCCGTTGTTCCAGTTATTCCCGTGATTCCTGTATCTCCGGTAATTCCAGTCGACCCGGTAACCCCCGTTGTACCCGTTGTTCCAGTTATTCCCGTGATTCCTGTATCTCCGGTAATTCCAGTCGATCCTGTGGGACCAGTAGGACCACTTGTTCCGGTTATTCCTGTTATTCCAGTGTCACCAGTAATTCCAGTCGATCCCGTGGCACCAGTAGGACCACTCGTTCCGGTTATTCCTGTGATTCCAGTGTCACCAGTAATTCCAGTCGACCCGGTAAACCCCGTTGTGCCCGTTGTTCCGGTTATTCCTGTGATTCCAGTGTCACCAGTAATTCCAGTGTACCCCGTAGGACCACTTGTTCCCGTTATTCCTGTTATTCCTGTGATTCCTGTATCTCCGGTAATTCCAGTCGATCCAGTAGAACCAGTAGGACCACTCGTTCCGGTTATTCCAGTTAGTCCAGTGTCACCAGTAATTCCAGTCGATCCTGTGGGACCACTTGTTCCTGTTATCCCCGTGGAGCCTGTAAAACCGGTTTCTCCTGTAGAGCCAGTAGGGCCACTTGTTCCGGTTGTTCCTGTAGATCCAGTATCTCCAGTATCTCCTGTAATTCCAGTAAATCCGGTAGGACCACTGGTTCCCGTTATTCCTGTAGATCCAGTTACACCGGTAGATCCAGTTGTTCCTGTAAATCCGGTAGGACCAGTTGTTCCAGTTATTCCCGTAATTCCCGTATCTCCTGTAATTCCAGTAAAGCCCGTGTGACCGGTTGTTCCGGTGATTCCCGTTATTCCAGTATCTCCTGTAATTCCAGTAGGGCCACTCGTTCCTGTTACTCCTGTTGTTCCGGTTATTCCAGTATCACCAGTTATTCCAGTAAATCCAGTCGATCCTGTTGTTCCGGTTATTCCTGTTAATCCAGTATCACCAGTAATTCCAGTCGATCCGGTAAACCCAGTAGGACCACTTGTTCCTGTTACTCCGGTTATTCCTGTATCACCAGTAATTCCAGTCGATCCAGTAAAGCCAGTAGGACCACTCGTTCCTGTTAGTCCGGTTATTCCTGTATCTCCTGTAATTCCAGTCGATCCGGTAAACCCAGTAGGACCACTTCTTCCTGTTACTCCAGTTATTCCTGTATCACCGGTAATCCCAGTCGATCCAGTAAAGCCAGTAGGACCACTTGTTCCTGTTACTCCTGTTAATCCTGTATCACCAGTAATTCCCGTCGATCCAGTAAAACCAGTAGGACCACTTGTCCCTGTTACTCCTGTTAATCCTGTATCACCAGTAATTCCCGTCGACCCAGTAAAACCAGTAGGACCACTTGTTCCTGTTACTCCAGTTAATCCCGTATCACCGGTAATCCCAGTCGATCCAGTAAAGCCAGTATGACCACTTGTTCCTGTGGTTCCTGTTGATCCAGTATGTCCGGTTGATCCAGTAGTTCCTGTTGCTCCGGTAGTTCCAGTTGCTCCAGTTGCTCCAGTAGTTCCAGTTGCTCCAGTAGTTCCAGTTGCTCCAGTAGTTCCAGTTGCTCCAGTAGTTCCCGTTGTTCCTGTTGTTCCAGTAGTTCCAGTAGTTCCTGTTGCTCCGGTTGCTCCAGTAGTTCCTGTTGATCCAGTTGATCCAGTTGATCCAGTAGTTCCAGTTGCTCCAGTAGTTCCTGTTGCTCCGGTGGTTCCCGTTATTCCTGTGAGTCCAGTATCGCCCGTTATTCCAGTTGCACCAGTAGTTCCTGTTGCACCAGTGGTTCCTGTTGCACCAGTAGTTCCTGTTGCACCAGTATTTCCTGTTGAACCAGTAGTTCCTGTAGTTCCTGTTGTTCCTGTTGTTCCAGTAGTTCCTGTTGCACCAGTAGTTCCTGTTGCACCAGTAGTTCCTGTAGTTCCTGTTGTTCCTGTGATTCCAGTGTCACCTGTTACCCCTGTTGCCCCAGTTTCTCCGGTAGTTCCCGTAGTTCCAGTCGTTCCAGTAGTTCCCGTAGTTCCTGTGGTTCCCGTGGTTCCGGTAGTTCCCGTGGTTCCTGTTGCTCCGGTAGTTCCCGTAGTTCCTGTGGTTCCCGTAGTTCCTGTTGCTCCAGTTGTTCCTGTTGTTCCAGTAGTTCCAGTTGTTCCTGTTGTTCCAGTAGTTCCTGTAGTTCCTGTAGTTCCAGTAGTTCCTGTTGCTCCAGTAGTTCCAGTAGTTCCAGTAGTTCCAGTAATTCCAGTAGTTCCGGTTGTTCCAGTTGCTCCGGTCGTTCCTGTGGTTCCAGTAGTTCCTGTGGTTCCTGTATCTCCAGTAGTTCCTGTGGTTCCTGTAGTTCCAGTAGTTCCTGTTGCTCCTGTAGTTCCAGTAGTTCCTGTAGTTCCAGTAGTTCCCGTGATTCCAGTTAAACCGGTTGCACCATATAAAAATGTACCAAATGGGGCAAATGCTATATTGGATATACCATCCCCATTATCTAATAATGTAAAATAGGAATAGTAAGATCGAGTATTAAAAGAATTTGGGATCGTATTTATGGGTATAATCAACAGTCCATTTTGATAAAAGTTCACATAAGTTGTAGATATTGTTATCGAAAACACATCCGTGAGTGAATATCCAAATGTTCCTGGATATGTTGTTCCGGAATTCGAAATGCAAATTTGGAAAGTGGGCGAAGATAAATACTCAAAATTGAATATAAACCCATATTGTGGAAAGTTTCCCAATCCATCTAATGTTAATCCAATACGACCAGGTCCAGGATTATTTCCTGAAAAAGCAAAAGTTAAATAACAGTTATTGTATGCTTCTTTTGTCAAAATATATGAATCCATACTATCCGTCACAATTTTAACAACAGCATTGGATACAGGAATTCTTACATTCGAAGCTGGTGTATCTGATCTTGTATATAGTGTGAAAAGTGCAGGGCCTAATATTCCCGTATTTCCCGTAGATCCAGTATTACCGGTTGATCCGGAAATTCCTTGTAAACCGGTATATCCAGTAAATCCTGTTGATCCGGTGGATCCATCATATCCGGTGAACCCATTTAAACCTGGTATTCCCGTAGGACCAGTGAGTCCCATCATTCCTTCTTTTCCCGTGGGACCAGTGGATCCCGTATTCGTTGCTAACCCTGGAATTCCCTGTGGACCAGTAGCACCATATAAAAGAGTTCCGTATGGCGAAAATGCAATATCTTTGATTCCATCATTTTGATCTTGGATAGTAAATAATGCAAAATAGGGTCGACTTAAATATGAATTTGCAATAGTTCCCTGTGGGATAAGTAAAAGACCATTTTGGTAAAAATTGACAGTATTTGTGGATACAATTACAGTAAACACATCAAATGGATCATATGCGAATTGAGTAGGCCAAACTAACCCATTATATAAAATGATGAATTTTTGTAAGCTCAAATAATCGGAATAAAAATTAAATCCATAGGTGGGATCAGTTACAGAAACATTACTTCCATCAATAGATAATCCTATTCTGGAAGGACCAGGTGAAATCGATGAAAGTGAAAATGTTAAATAACTGGTAATATATGATTCTCTTGTTAAAATGTACGAATCTACCGCATTATTTGTGTTTTTAAAAATAGAATTTGACGTTGGAAATTGAATAGTGGATGTTACAGTGTCTGGGCGTGTATATAATGTAAATAATGCTGGGCCCAAAATACCGGTTGGGCCGGTTGTACCAGTTATGCCTGTTACACCGGTTATACCGGTTGATCCAGTTGATCCTGTTGTTCCGGATGAACCCGTGAATCCGGTTGACCCTGTTAAACCTGTAAATCCAGTTATACCGGTTGATCCTGTTGTTCCGGATGAACCCGTGAATCCGGTTGACCCCGTTACACCGGTTATACCAGTTGTACCCGTTGATCCTGTTGTTCCGGATGAACCCGTGAATCCGGTTATACCAGTTAATCCTGTTGTTCCTGTAGAACCAGTTAATCCTGTTGTTCCTGATGAACCCGTGAATCCGGTTACACCGGTTATACCAGTTAATCCTGTTGTTCCTGTAGAACCAGTTAATCCAGTCGATCCTGTTTCACCTGTTAATCCAGTTATACCAGTTGATCCAGTTGTTCCTGTAAAACCAGTTAATCCAGTCGATCCTGTTTCACCCGTTAATCCAGTTATACCTGTTGATCCAGTTGTTCCTGATGAACCAGTTAGTCCAGTCGATCCTGTTTCACCCGTTAATCCAGTTATACCTGTTGATCCAGTTGTTCCTGATGAACCAGTTAGTCCAGTCGTTCCTGTTAAACCTGTTAATCCAGTTATACCTGTTGATCCAGTTGTTCCTGATGAACCGGTCGACCCGGTTACGCCGGTTATGCCCGTATGTCCCGTTGTTCCTGTAGAACCGGTTGATCCAGTCGTTCCTGTTAAACCTGTTATACCTGTTAATCCGGTCATACCTGTTTGTCCGGTTGTTCCCGATGACCCGGTCGACCCTGTAAATCCAGTTATACCAGTTGATCCAGTTATACCAGTCGATCCAGTTGTTCCTGATGAACCGGTGAATCCAGTCGATCCAGTTATACCTGTATGTCCGGTTATTCCTGTAGAACCGGTTAATCCAGTTATACCCGTTACACCGGTTACACCTGTTAATCCGGTCATACCAGTCGATCCAGTTGTTCCTGATGAACCGGTTAATCCGGTAATTCCAGTAGTGCCCGTAAATCCAGTTATACCAGTCGATCCAGTTGTTCCTGTAGAACCGGTTAATCCGGTAATTCCAGTAGTACCCGTAGCTCCAGTTATACCACTCGATCCAGTTGTTCCTGATGAACCTGTCGACCCTGTTAAACCTGTTACACCAGTTACACCGGTTATACCCGTTATTCCTGTTTGTCCAGACATACCGGTAGATCCTCCCAATAATAAGCCAAAACTTATATTTATAAAAGCATCATTCAAGGAAAACATATCAAAATAAGCGGAATACGTGGAACTAGAAAAACCATTTGTTGTATTAAACAACAAAACCCCATTTTGGAAATAAGAAACAGTTGTTCCTGTAACGGTAACAGTAAATACATCATTAATGTTATAATTATAAACCGTCCCATTGATGGGTATTAAATTAAACGATCCGTCGGTACTTGAACTAAGATTCGAAGGATAATTAAAGCCATAAGTGGTTACAGTTCCATCCAAAGATAATCCCACATTATTCTGACCCACCGATAAATCACCATATAAATTCGTAAATGTAAATGTTAAGAAAGCAGTCATAAATTTCTCACGAGTTAAAACAATGGATTTCACATTATTTCCACCGACTTTTACAATAGAATTTGCATAAGGAAACTGAATTTGATTCGATGTGGTGGATGTATAAAGTGTAAATAAAGCAGGACCATATATTCCAGTCATGCCAGTTTGGCCGGTTGCCCCGGTTATACCAGTTTGACCAGTTATACCAGTCAAACCCGTGGTTCCAGTCGAACCTGTTATTCCGGTCGAACCCGTGTGACCAGTAGAACCTGTTGTTCCTGTTATACCACTTGATCCTGTAATTCCGGTTATTCCAGTTATACCAGTTATTCCCGTAAATCCAGTTGTTCCCGTAAATCCAGTTGTTCCGGTTAAGCCCGTTGTTCCGGTTGTTCCGGTTGATCCACTTAGCCCAGTTACTCCCGTTTCTCCCGTAACTCCACTTGAGCCGGTTGATCCGGTTGTTCCAGTTATACCGGTTGTTCCTGTATGACCTGTAAAACTTGCTCCAGTCGGACCTGTATGTCCAGTTATTCCAGTAAATCCAGTTGTTCCAGTATTTCCCGTTTGGCCCGTAAAACTTGATCCAGTTGGACCGGTATGTCCTGTAATGCCAGTTATTCCTGTTATTCCAGTTTGACCAGTCTGACCTGTAAAACTTGATCCAGTTGGACCTGTTATTCCTGTAGATCCGGTTTGTCCAGTGAATCCGGTTTGACCCGTTATACCCGTCGAGCCAGATGATCCAGTATGTCCAGTTGATCCTGTTTGTCCAGTGAATCCGGTTTGACCCGTTATACCTGTCGAGCCAGATGATCCAGTATGTCCAGTTGATCCTGTTTGTCCAGTGAATCCGGTTTGTCCTGTGAAACCAGTTTGGCCGGTGAAACCAGTTTGACCGGTGAATCCAGTTTGCCCCGTTATGCCGGTTAATCCTGTATTTCCAGTTGATCCAGTTAACCCCGTTCTTCCAGTTTGTCCAGACATACCCGTAGTTCCTCCCAATAATACACCAAAACTTATATTTATAAATGCGTCATTTAATGACAACATGTCAAAATAAGCGGAATATGTAGATGTGGGATAACCATTCGTTGTACTAAATAATAAAAACCCATTTTGGAAATAAGAAACGGTTGTTCCGGTTACAGTAACGGTAAATACATCATTAATATTATAGTTATAAAATGTTCCCGTCGTGGGTATCAAATTAAAAGAACCGTCTGTACTTGATGACAAATTTGAAGGATAATTGAAACCATACGTTGTGGATGTTCCATCCAAAGATAACCCTACATTGTTCTGACCTACCGATAAATCACCATATAAATTTGTGAATGTAAATGTTAAGAAAGCAGTCATAAATTTTTCACGGGTCAAAACAATTGATTTCACATTATTTCCACCGACTTTTACGATAGAATTTGCATAAGGAAACTGAATTTGATTCGATGTGGTGGATGTATAAAGTGTAAATAAAGCAGGACCATATATTCCAGTCATGCCAGTTTGGCCGGTTGCCCCTGTTATCCCTGTTGTCCCTGTTATCCCTGTTGTTCCAGTTATTCCTGTTAAACCCGTGGTTCCGGTCGAGCCCGTTGTTCCGCTTGTTCCAGTTGTTCCAGTTGTTCCCGTTATACCAGTCGCTCCACTTGATCCTGTTATTCCGGTTGTTCCAGTTGTTCCAGTTAAACCCGTTGTTCCGGTCGAGCCCGTTGTTCCAGTTAAGCCCGTTGTTCCGCTTGTGCCGGTTGTTCCAGTTGTTCCTGTTATGCCAGTCGATCCACTTGATCCTGTTATTCCGGTTGTTCCTGTTATACCAGTCATTCCGATTGATCCTGTTATTCCTGTTATACCAGTCGCTCCACTTGATCCTGTTGTTCCTGTTATGCCAGTCGCTCCACTTGATCCCGTTGTTCCTGTTATACCAGTCGCTCCACTTGATCCCGTTATTCCCGTTAAGCCCGTTGTTCCTGTTTGACCAGTGAAACTCGATCCAGTTGGACCTGTATGTCCTGTAATGCCAGTAATTCCAGTATTTCCAGTTTGACCGGTAAAACTTGATCCAGTTGGACCCGTATGTCCTGTAATACCAGTTATTCCCGTTAATCCCGTTAATCCCGTATTTCCTGTTTGACCGGTAAAACTAGACCCGGTTGGACCCGTATGTCCAGTGATTCCGGTTTGACCCGTAAAACCCGTTTGTCCAATAGAACCAGTAAATCCAGTGAAACCGGTTGATCCGGTCATCCCTGTTATTCCGGTCGATCCGGTAGAACCGGTTGAACCCGTGTGTCCAGTGATTCCAGTCTGACCCGTAAAGCCCGTTTGTCCAATAGAACCAGTAAATCCAGTGAAACCGGTTGATCCGGTCGTCCCTGTTAGTCCGGTCGATCCGGTAGAACCGGTTGAACCACTTGACCCGATGGATCCGGTTTGACCTGTAGATCCAGTTTGACCGGTAGATCCGGTTTGACCGGTAGATCCGGTTTGACCAGTTAATCCAGTGCTACCAGTTGCTCCAGTGCTACCCGTTGATCCAGTGTTACCGGTTGATCCAGTGCTACCCGTTGATCCAGTAATACCCGTTATTCCTGTAGAACCCGTAGAACCACTTGATCCAGTGTAACCAGTTGATCCGGTGGAACCGGTTAAACCCGTTCTCCCCGTTTGACCAGATATACCAGTAGATCCTCCCAATAATACACCAAAACTTATATTAATAAAAGCATCATTCAAAGAAAACATGTCAAAATAAGCGGAATATGTGGATGTAGGATAACCATTCGTTGTACTAAACAACAATAGCCCGTTTTGGAAATAAGAAACAGCTGTTCCCGTGACAGTAACAGTAAATACATCATTAATATTGTAATTATAAATTATTCCGGTTGTAGGTAACAAATTAAAAGATCCATCCGTATTTGAAGATAAATTTGAAGGAAAGTTGAAACCATACGTCGTTGATGTTCCATCCAAAGATAAACCGACATTATTCTGACCTACGGATAAATCACCATATAAATTCGTAAACATAAATGTCAGAAACGCCGTCATGTATTTCTCACGGGTTAAAACAATAGATTTTACATTATTTCCACCAACTTTCAAAATGGAATTCGAATAAGGGAACTGAATTTGATTCGCTATGGTTGATGTATAAAGGGTAAATAACGCAGGGCCATATATTCCAGTCATTCCAGTAGTTCCGGTTGTTCCAGTACTTCCCGTAACACCCTGAGAACCGGTGAATCCGGTAAATCCGGTAAATCCGGTAAATCCGGTAAATCCAGTCGATCCGGCGGTTCCTGTATTTCCCTGAGTGCCCGTGAATCCAGTAAAACCCGTGAATCCAGTAAAACCTGTGAATCCGGTTGCTCCAGTAGAACCTGTTCCGGATGCCTGTCCGGGTTGACCATCCTGTCCCCTTGGACCAGTCGATCCGGTAGAACCGGCGGATCCAGTGGATCCTGTTCCCGATGCTATTCCATCTAATCCTTTTGCACCAGTGGGTCCAACTAATCCCTGTGGCCCCGTTGCACCCGTATTTGTAGAAAATCCGGGTGTTCCCTGTGGTCCCGTAGGTCCGATACTTCCAGTAATTCCAGTGGAACCAGTTCCCGCAGCTGTTCCCGGTGCTCCTGGTGCTCCTGTGGGTCCAATTGTTCCAGTTGAACCGGTGGAGCCAGTTCCTGATGCAATTCCATCCAATCCTTTTACTCCGGTGGGTCCAGCTGGTCCAGTAGATCCCGTTAATCCCATCATTCCAGTCGCTCCAGTTGAACCAGTACGTCCTGTTATTCCTGTAAATCCAGTATCTCCAATAGTTCCAATAAACAATATTCCAAAACTAATATTTACAAATGCACTGTTTAAAGAATACATATCGAAATAACCAGAAAACGGAGTTCCAGAATTTACATTTACGGCATTGAATAAAAGATTTCCATTCTGATAATAAGAAATCGTATAATTCGTAGAAGTAACAGTAAATACATCATTCACATTATAATTAAATGTAGCACCCGTATTTGGAATAAGATTAAAAGATCCATCTGTATTCGATGACAAATTTGAAGGAAAATTAAATCCATATTGCACAGATGTACCAGCTAATGAAAACCCAACCGTGTTTTGCCCCATAGACAAGCTTCCGTACATATTTGTAAACGCAAATGAAAAAAATGCATTGGCGTATTTTTCTCTTGTTAATACGATTGATTTTATATATTGCCCTCCATATTTCAATATTGAGTTTGAACTTGGAAACTGAACTTGATTTGCAGCTGTAGATGAATAAAGTGTAAATAATGCGGGGCCATATTGTCCAGTAATTCCCGTTACACCTGTAGGCCCTGCTGCACCAGTAGATCCAGTTACACCCGCTGATCCGGTTACACCTGCTCTACCCGTTGGTCCAGTAAATCCCGTTCCTGAATCTGGTCCCGAACCCGAACCAGCGGGACCGGTTGGTCCTGTGCTTCCTCCACCACTATTACATTTGGAACAAAACTGACTAAACTCCGGATCGCAACACAATGCACTTGAAATCGCCTGTCGGGCTCTGCGATTCGAAGTTGTTTCCAATGCCTGAGCATCATTCAAAAACGCATATCTCCGCGACATAAATGTTACAATATTATTATATCTCTATTTTTTTTTGGGGAATCGACTAGGGGGAACCCACGGTCTTCAGAATCGGACCCTATGACCCCCTCCCGCCCTTCGGGTATAACAGTTCCTTACCAGTTTCCGTAACAACAAATAATTTCAGAAAAACCACATAATTATTCTGGGTTCCCGGTGGATAATGCTGTCTTTGTTACCAAACATGTTAACAAAGAATAATTTTTCACGAATTTAAGTTATTTAGTCCGCCTTGTCCTTCTTCGCTGACTCGGCATTCGCAAGTGTCTTCAAAAACTCGGCTTGTAAATCAGATGCATTAGAAACCTCACGTGATTCGAAATCCACGGTTTCACGTACACCAATCAAATTATCATTTTCATCAATCGTCTGGGTAAGCTTATTTCCCGACTTCTCTGCCAATTTGATATTATCCTCAATGGCCTTACGCTTTGTCTCCTTAACACGGCGATCGAACTCCTCCTTCGCCTTCGTCTCATTCTTAATCTTCTCCTGATGTAATTGGTTTAGCTCATCCTCCATAAATTCCACACGGCCCGTTTTATACGCGTCGGGATCCCAAGGAATCCACATTCCAACGGGACCCACATAAATATCGTGATTGGGATCCGTCTCCCTGAGCTTCTTACATCTGATCTCGGCCTCCTCCTGAGTATTATAAACGCCACGAATCTTTAGACCACGGGTCGAAGTCTGGAAAGCATGATCACGTTGAAACTTCTCCGTAAGTCTCTCCTCATTCTTATCCATAAAGTTCTTAAAATCATCATCCACGGGGCTAGACTTTAGCTTCGATTCCTCCTCTTTCGAGAATTCGTTAAAATCATTGAGTACATCCTCCACATTTAGGTTGTACTTATAGGAAATGAAATGGATGAACTCCAAGAACTTCTCCATGGATTTAGAGAAATCCCATTGATGAACGAACTGCTGGAATAAATAAGTCTCGCGTTTTTGCAGTATCTTTTCGGGTGAAATAAAAGACATACAGGCGAACTTTTGCCCGGCGAGGGCATCGTCCTCATCGAGAACATCAATATATTTAGGATTCGGCTTTCCGTTATTTAGGGTCTTTGGTTCAAATCCAGACATTTAGCTATTATAAATAGTTCTTGGGAAAATGTTTAAGTGATTTCTTTCTTTAATATTATTTAGGATTGTTCATCTAAACTCCAGAACATTTTTAAAAAGGAGGGGATTATGGGGGTCTGGAAATCCTTCGGATTTCTGAAGACCTTTGGTTCCCCTGCTTTTATTTTCCCTGAATATATTATAACTAGCATGAGCAATTTATTCGATTTTAGTGAACTCGTGAAACGTGCTATCAAATACATTGTTGAGGGTATCATTGTTGCCATCGCTGCTTATAGCATCCCTAAACGTTCGTTGAATGTGGAGGAGGTTGTTATTATTGCGTTAACTGCCGCCGCCACCTTTAGCGTGTTGGATGTTTTTGCTCCCTCCTTCTCGTCGTCTGCCCGTGGTGGTGCCGGTTTTGGTTTAGGAGCTAATCTTGTTGGATTCCCAGGTGGTCTCTAATTAAGGGAACCTTTTGCTTCGCTAAGGTTCTCCCTTCGGGTAAGATCCCTCCCTTTTAAAGGTGTTATGCTTCAATAATTTTAAGTAAACTATTAAGTTTACTTGAAAGGAAAATCATGAAAGGGAGGGATCTTAAGGGAACCGTAGGTTCCCTTAAAAGGGACAGCATCCCAATCCAGAATCCACTAATTTTACCGTATTTGTTCCCTCATTTTTCAACGTAAATCTAGAGAACTTGCCAATATAACGAATATTTATATCGTCATCTACAGTCGTATATCTACGAATCAACTGACTAAAGATACCATCAAATACATCTTTCAATCCATTTGTTAAAAACGGTTTCTCTATAGAAAACATATCCCCGAAAAATCCCGCTTCTTCTTCTGTCAACACATATTTTGATCCCTGCTTCATAACATTCAATAATAACCCATTCCAAAGACAACTTGCACCCGGATTCTCATAAGATAAAATCAAATCCGATTCCAAGGAAAAATCCATTAGATATATTAAAAATTCAAAGGTTTCGGCGATATCTCGATCATCCGATAAATGATCCAAGAATCGTATCTCAATACCATGATTGTAATGTTTATTAAAATTAATATCCATTCCAATCTCATTCAGTTTTTTATAACCATTTTCCTTATAATATTGATGGAACCACCAATATTCATTCTTGGAAAATTCGATTTCATCTAAAAATCGTGTCAAGATCTTACCAGATTTCATAACATCTGTATCATATGTTCCCAAACCAATATATCTGGAAATCGCACAACGCTGTGATGCAGACGAAAATAGTTCGGGCGATAAATGGGAAAATGGATCAGGTGATCCGTAAAGTCCAATTAAAAACGGTTCCATCCACTGTATCGCCCGTATTGCTTTACGATGATCTTTAATAAACGTTTCCCTATTTTTAATTTTACCACTAGAATCAAGCTTAGTTGGCAATGTAATATTATAGTGTAGTGTACCATTATTAAACATCGCCACATTTTTCAAATTCGTCATATATTTTGCGAATCCATGATTTTTTTCCATGATTTTTATTTGACCATAGTCTTGGAAAATCTCTTCTTTTTCACATGTATTATTCAAGTGTTCAATAAATTCCTGTTTTACACTTGATAGTTCATTTAAGACATCATCCAGAACGACCTTATAAAATTTACGTGTAGGAAATTCTATTGTATCTCCATCAAACATCCATTTTATATCATAGGACTCTTTGAAATATGGGTCCGCATCTTGTAATTTTTCCAAGAATGTTTTTCCCGAAAACCTCGGGTTCGGTTTTGTTTCTGCGGTATATAATGTTAAAGCTTCATTTTTTATATCCGTCTTGGAAAAACTATGAGATTTTAATAAAATAGGAAGATCAATTTCATCCGTAGGTATATTCGCCACAACTTTCTTCATTACCGTTTTCAAAAAATCATACCTATAATTCGCAAAATAATCCACACTATAACGTTCGTCCTTATGTTTCGTCAAAAAATCACGTTTCGAAACCGAGGTTTTTTTTTCAAATTCCAAATATACTTCATTCTCTATTCCAAGACCCCAATATAATTCTCCCGTTTTATATTGTGATTTATAGATCTTATGTTTTCCAAAGATTTCGGGTTTTTCATAAAAGATATTTTTAAAAAATGCCATGATAGAACGATGATTTAAAGTATATATAATAACACAAGTATATAAAACCACATCACAATTTATATATTTTCTATCTAAGTAGTCTAAATTAGTTAAAAACATCCGGTATAGAATAAATATTACGAATTGTTATATGAGTTTTAAGCAATTGAATAATTCAATTGAATCAAAATTGTTCAAACACGTTATTTTTCTAAGAGATGAGATAAATCTAGATGAATATCGTTGCCCTCTTATACCGAACGATGTGAAAATATTAGTGGAAAATGGATTTGTCGTATATATTCAGCGATCCACCCATCGTATTTATTCAGACGAAGACTATGCAAAGACGGGTGCCAGGCTAACCGACTTATCTTGGTTCCACGATATTTTCCGACATGCTCTAATTATTGGTCTAAAATGTTTTTCAGAGAAAGAATTCGACTATTTGAATGAGCATACACATGTCTTTTTCGCACATTGTTTCCAAGGTCAACATGGATCGGAACATATTCTAGATGCATTTCATCGATCAAACAGTATTTTATATGATTATGAGTATTTTATGGATCCTTTGACAAAATCAAGGGCTATTTCATTCGGAAAATATGCGGGAATCGTAGGGGGGTCCCTTGGACTTTTACATAAATCCGGAAAAATCTCGGGACTAAAACCTTGGCCCAGTAAAGAAGCCCTTTTTCGAGACATAGAACACAATTTAACTGCGTTTAATGACATGAAAATCTGTGTTCTAGGACCAAGTGGACGTTGCGGGAAAGGTGTTTGTGAGGTCTTAAATCATTTCGATATAGAATATTTTGAAAAAGATTCGACCTCTGATAAATCCGATTTGAAAACCTATAATATTATATTTAATTGTATCCTTCTCTCAAAAGATTCAAAAGAAACATGGATCGATTCGATCGCTAACATAGATCATCCGTTTTTACTCGTAGATGTCAGTTGTGATTATAAGAAACCGAACCATCCGTTTCCGATCTATAATGAGGGGTCTTCTTGGAATAAGCCGGTTCTCACATTATCTGATAATGTCGATATCATTGCCATTGATAATTTACCATCTCTTTTACCGAAAGATAGTTCAGATGAATTTTCTGCAATTTTATTAGATCTCATTTTACAAGAAAATGTATTGGAAAAAATATGGAAAAGTGTGTCGGATGTGTTTTATAAAACTGTTTACCAAAATCTTCTGAAACTTCCAAAAGTTTATTGTGTGAATTTCCAAGATGAAAATAGACGTTCGAAAATGATTGAACGATTCGATCGGTTAAAAATGCCTGTAAATTTTGTATCCCCTGTTTTCAAATCTGATTCTAGACTTTCTATCGACGGAATTCGTGAAGAACATAAACGTACCTATTCTATTATGTTACAACATGTAGATTCGATCCAAGATTTCTTGAATACTACCGACGAATCCGAAAAATATTGTATTGTATGTGAAGACGATGTTTTATTATCGAAAAGGTTTATAGAAAAGCTCCCTGGGATCTGTCAAACATTTTCGGATTTAGATCTCGATATTTTGCTATTGGGTTATTTATCACCGGATAAAGTGTTGGATTCAATTATTTTTCCTTTATTAAAGAATGAAAAAGAGTTTACATATACGGGTTACCATTCGGATTTATGGGGATCGCAAATGTATATGGTTTCGAGAGAATATGCGAAAAGAGTGGTTGAAACATTTCAACCGGGTTATATTTTGAGGGGGGACAGTCTTCCTTATAATCCCGATTGGACTATAACGAAATGTGGAAAACGAGCTTTAATAAGCCCTATGCTAGCCTTGGAAGAAGGAGAGGTGAAAAACGAATGTTATACACAGAGTTCATTTCATCGACGTTGCTTTGAAATGAATTTTGTAGAGGGAGAATTTTACTAAACAGTACAAGTTCGATAGAAATCAAACACATTTTTTTTCATCCTTGGGTTGTGCACCATATCCCGCAAATACTTTTACCGATTGACACTTTAAGGGGCGTTTACAAGTTCCATCACTATAACATTGCCCGTCTTTTTCTCCAATAGTGGCATTATGCCCTCCTTTTATTTTCTTCAAACTCTTTCGATTTTTATTAGACCGTCTCTTACCTCCCGTATAAGACGCGGATTTGGACGAACTCGACTTGGAAGAAGAATTTGACTTCCTTCTTTTTTGTGTCCCCTTTTTCGGAGATTTGGGTTGAAACCCTCCTTTCATAGCCTTTGACATTTATATATTATACGCTTGGAAAAAACTCCCAATCCAAATCATTACAGACTTTCTTCCAGATCATATCCTGTTCAAACTGTTTTTCACGATCTTTCATCATCGGAATATAAGGTAAATACTGTGTCTGATCCAATAAAACACATAATTGATACAACGTATAAGTATAGTTGAAAAAATTGGTACGATTCGGAGGACAGTGTACGGCCCAGGGTTTTTGAATTTCAATAAAAAGTACACATAAAGTCTCATGAAGTTCTTCATTCATAATCGGAGGCTTGATACCGAAAATCGAATTAATATATTGAATATGCTCAAAATATTTATTAAGCCCCAATTTACGTAGAATCTCACGCATTTTATCATAATTAATTGTGGCTAAATCTTGGATCCTCTCCTTTTTGATTCTCGCTCTTATCGCCTCAATCACTTCCTCTGGAATTTGTGTAGTTTCCTTGGCCTGAAATTGCGACAAAATTTCCTTGAAATGATTGAGACGAATATATGCCGTATAGGAAACCTCACTCGGCGGCTCCTTATTATTTGGCTTGGAACTATCCACAATATAAACAATAAATTTACCGCATTGATTATTATTACAGATCAAGATCCCCTCTTCATCTTGTGGAACCAACTCACCCTTATAACAGCTTTGGCAAATGTCAGAGGGTACCACATAATCCTGTGGATTAATGAAATCATTATTTACGTTTTTCCAATAGTTTTGGTAGAGATTTTTCGATTGCGTATATTTATCTGGATCTGTGCGGTCGGGATTCACCGATTTGACTTTGAAAAAAGAATGTAATACATTTACATTCTGTTTCCCACCACCCGTCGAGATATCTTTTTTATCTTCGAAATAGCCGAAGATATATTTGGAATTATTTAGGAAATACTGCTTTTTCTCTTGCTTGATTTCCTTGATTTTCAGTTTATTTGCACGGATCTTATCACGGATTTCCATATATTGATCGATCTGGTTATCTTGGAGTAACTTAACCTGGTTTTTTAGGTCTTCAATTTCTTGCTCCAATTGAGGTACCTTTTCGGTTTCATTTGAATGGAATCGATTCAACATTTCAGTATGCTTTTCATCTATTGTATTATTTTGCTGAGGGGGGCGTTTTTGTAATACTGTACTCATTGGATTTTAGTTGTTGTTATTATGGTATTTTTTCAAGGTGTTTTTATGTATGTTTTATTCTAAAAGGCTTTTAGTTTATTGTTTTTTTATAACTATATATTAGTGAATGTCATCCAAATTAATAAAACCTATAGCAAAACGATCTACTGCTACTCAAAAAATTCCTTTGAAAAAAAATAGATCTTTAACTTCAAAGGATACTTTGAAAAAGGAGAAAAAAAAGAGGGAACCTAAAGTTAGAGCAACTAAAAATAGAGTTTTGATAAGTGCGTTAGGAACGTTTGAACCACGTAAACGTAAAATAAAAAATTTATCAGAATTATGTTCACTAAAAGCCGGCGAATTATTTTCACATGTCTTTAAATTAGGAACACCGGCCACATTTACATATAATGATGATTCAGTTGATACATATTCTGCTGCTAGAGACTGGTTTGAACGTGCGGATGCTACTCAACAATGTGAAAACACTGCACCCGGAAAAAAAGACCATTTAAAACAAAGTGACTTATGTTATATATGTGGACTACCTCTAATAATTAATGGAAAACAAAACGGTCCGCTAGAATGTGAACATATTTTACCGGTCGCTCAAGCATGTTTATTTTTAGATTTATACCGATCCGATTATAAAGAAATAATGAAACCCGGCAATACAAATCTTAGTTCCCTTGAACAACAAATAAAACAAAATCTTGGAGTTGAATATAACTGGGCACATGAATGTTGTAATCAAATTAAATCAAGTATTTCTTTCGTAAAATTCGACGATACACGTAATGAATTTGTGTTAGATATAGATTCATCCACGAAGATATTAAAAGGAATATTTTATGGAAAAATGAAAAATAAACATGGTATAGAAGAAAATCGTAAATATTGTGATAGAATCAAAGGACAACTTTTGGAAAAACACAAAAATTTTAATGCGTTTCTGAATGAACGACTTGAACTTCAACAAAAAAAAGCCACCCCATCATTAAACCAAACCATAAAACCTATATTGGAGATATTAAATAAAAATTATAATAAAGGAAAGAATAAAGGTTTTTATTTTTTGAGCATACTTTCCAATTTAATTTTGGCAGCAGATGCTACGCGTGTTGATGCTGCCAGTCGATCTTCTATGGGAAATGGTATAATTATTCCTCCTCCAAATGAAAGCGATGAAAAAATGAAGGTTTATACAAAATTATCATTACTGTTTGCTCAATTTTTTTACTCTAAAGCGAATGGATTGGATATAGGACGGGATCGTGAAAAACGATTGCATTTGGATAACGATTTACGAAAATTATTTTTGTTTAGAGACGACTTATTACAACAGTTTAATCCCATTTTAAAAAACAGTTCATTTGATTCGGACAATTTCAATAAGTTTATTATGAAAGTATTTTTAAGCAATAAATTTTTACACGAAGAAAGGTTGAGAATAACATATAGCACATTATATCGTAATTTATTTTCAATGCTTTTTTTTATGAAAGAACCTAAGGATCAAATATCTGCAACAAAAGAAGCCGGACTGTGTTTACAAGTTATTTTAATGTGCCTTTTTTTAAAAAACATAAGACATGCAAATACACATTCTATTGTGTTTCAATCGAATTCAGAAGGACAATCAAGTGAAGCTAGAAAAACGTTACTAAAACTAGAAAGCGTATTGGTAGATGTAATAGTTACAATTATTAAAAAAATGAAAGATGAGCATGATAATTATACTGAAATTTTCAAAATATTATTGAGTGTATACAGTTATATAAATTCAAATTCCACGGCTGAACTAGAACCTTTTTTTACAGGATTAGATGTCAAAAAATATGAAGACATGGATAACTTGATATTAGAATCAGCCACTAAGTATTATGAACAATTTTCCGACGAATTTGAAATCAAAGAATTAGACGAAAATGAAATATCAAAATTAGAAGTTGGTGCAGCACGTGCATTTGCCAATATTCATTCAGATAAAGAAATACAATACGATGATGTGTCATCAATGTTTGAGAAGCCTTCGTTGCCGGATGAAATGGAAATAACACCGACCCAATCCAATCCGTTAGATTTACTTTCTTCTGCCGTGGAAATGCAATCAGCATCTGATATATTATATCCACCTGTCATAACAAAAAGAGAAAGATCACTAAGTATGTCTCCTGCTACTGACAAAGAAGAAGATGTTCCAGCTAAAAAATATAGAGTTTCTCCAACTAGAAAACGTAAATTGGAAAGTTCAATGGAACCACAGAATCAATCAAGAAGACCTAATTCTAGAATGTCTCAAAAACGTTATCGATCGGCTTCGACGAGCGGTGAGTCGGAAATTGAACCGCCTCCTAGAAATACTCGTATTTAATTTCATTAATTTTTATAATGAAATTACATACCCATAATAAATAATGTCCGCAACAAATATTATAAATATAGATACCACCCCGATCGTACATATAGAAAGACCAAAATACCAAAAAATGCTCTTTTTAACAAATGCTTTAGAAAATGGTTGGACAATTAAAAAATTAAACGACTCCTATATTTTCACCAAAAAACACGAAGGAAAACGCGAAGTTTTCCAAGAAAACTATTTAGAAACGTTTCTACGAACCAATCTGAACGAATGTATAATCCCTTGAAAAACGTTACCATATATCGTAACGTTTTTATAAAACCGGTTTAAAAATATTAACATACTAAATATATTATTAAGACCAAACTTTTATATATATTTTAGTCCGAATCGAATTAGTTTAGCAATGTTTGAAATGTCTTACAATTCGGTGTTACCATAAAATCATACAAAAATAATATTTTACCCACTGTTACCATATATCGTAACCATATAATCGTGTATAAAGTAAGAGACTTTATACTTTTTCTTAGTCCAATCAATTATTTAGCAACTCCCAAAATTATTTTCTAAACTAAGGTTATAAAGCCTAACCATGGGTGGAGCTCTTATGCAACTTGTCGCCTACGGCGCCCAAGACGTCTTCCTTACTGGAACCCCTGAGATTACTTTCTGGAAGGTTTCCTACCGCCGCCACACCAACTTCGCCATGGAGTCGATCGAGCAGACCTTCTCCGGCCAGGCTGACTTCGGTCGCCGTGTCACCTGCACGATCTCCCGTAACGGTGATCTTTGCTACCGCACTTACCTCCAGGTGACTCTCCCTGAGATCAACCAAAACATGCGTCCCACCACCGGAACCCAAAACGACGGTGTTTACGCTCGTTGGTTAGATTTCATTGGTGAGCAGCTCATCTCTCAGGTTGAGGTTGAGATCGGTGGCCAACGCATTGACCGCCAGTACGGTGACTGGATGCACATCTGGAACCAGCTCACGATGTCCGCCGAGCACCAGCGTGGTTACTTCAAGATGATCGGTAACACCACCCAGCTTACCTACATCACGGACCCCACGTTCGCCCCCATCGCTGGCCCCTGTGCCGCCGCCGGTGGCCCCAACCAGATCTGTGCCCCCCGCAACGCCCTCCCTGAGACGACTCTTTACATTCCCCTCCTTTTCTGGTTCTGCCGCAACCCCGGTCTTGCCCTTCCTTTGATCGCTCTCCAGTACCACGAGGTCAAGATCAACATTGACTTCCAGCCCATCGGCCAGTGCCTCTGGGCCGTGAAGACCCTTGCTGGCACCTCCGGCACGGTCTCGGTTCCCCAGGCCTACCAGCAATCCCTTGTTGCTGCCTCCCTCTATGTTGACTACATCTTCCTTGATACGGATGAGCGTCGCAAGATGGCCCAGAACCCCCAC